CACTTTTGTAATTGTTCTCTTAACTTGTCAAAATCTTCATGACTTTTTATTTCAAGCATACTAATATTTAACACTCAAAATGCAGTTTTGTCAAGTCATAAAAAAAGGGCGACATAAATGCCGCCCTTTTAAACACTGTGAAGTGTAATTTATTGCTTACGCAAATCTTAGGTTCGCTGATGTTACAGCCACTTTACCTAAGTAGTCTGCCGCATTACCAAGAGATGATGCAGTGTTTGTTAACTCTACATAACCATATCTTGTCATGAAACTTACTACTGGCTCAAAAGTGCCTGGATCAAGAACCACACCGCTTGACATTAAAGGAATGTATGGGCAGTAGAACGCTGCTGCGTCTGATTCGCTTGAACCTTTGTAACCAATGATTACATCGTCTGATGTAGCATAACCGTTAACATACACTTTCATCGCACTGTTTAAAGTTCCTACAAACTTAGTGTTTGTTGGTGCTTCAAAAGTACCTTCAGTTGTTCTTGCAAACGCTGAAGTTGTAGCAGATTGTAACAAAGTTAATACTGTTGGTGAAACAACAGCCCAGTTACCTGCGCCACGACGTGTACGCTGTGCAATCAAGTTAGCAACTCTGTTGATTTGAACTGCAAGTGCTGCGTGTTCATCACCAACGAAAGTAGCAGTACCTGACACTGCGCCTTGGTCGTATGTTAATGCGGCTGTACCAGCCAATGTTGATAAAGAAGTAATCACTTCCTGATCGATCTCAGCAGTAATTTCCTGCGCTAACGCAGCCATTACTTCAGCCTCGATATCAATCCCTTGCTGTGCTTGTGCATCCTGAGCAGCCTCAAAAGTCCAGCGAGCTGATAACTTACGAGTTTTGGCTTCTACAGTTTGCTTCAAGATTTGAATTGACAGTCTGTTTCCTGCTTCACCTTCTAAAGATGCAGTAGAACCAGCCTTGATGTCATCATTTCCTGAATAACCTTCAGCAATTTTGAAAGGTGATAATGCTTCTTCACCTGCTGTAGCACCAGTTCCAGACGCTGAAGTAAAGTTATCTGCATAACGTACTCTTAATGTATGGATCTGACCTACTGGTCCAGTCATTGGTTGAACACCAACTAATTCATTTGCGATGACAGTTGGCATTACACGTCTGATAACTGGTAAAATGACGCGATTTAATGTTGCGACGTTGCCGGCAGAAGTTGCACCTGCTGTAGCACTCTCTGACAAATACTTACGGGTATTTTCCAGAGTCGTTGCCATAACAGTACGCTTATTACCTTGAAGACCTTCTAAAAGGGCGTCTTTGGTTTCTGACCAGCGTGACTCTAATAGTTGTGACATTATTTGTTCTCCTTAAACTTTTAGTCCCGCAAGCCTGCGGATGTCAAAAATCTCAGCGGTTTTTTGCTCTGATCCGCCGATTGCTTGTGCCTGTGTTTTATCGCCTGTTACTTCTTTGCCTTCTGTCAGCGCCACCTTTTCTTTCTTTGGTACATTTCCTTCCATTACGGCTGAAATATACTTGTCAAAGGTTGCGTGTAATTTATCTGTCTGCACAGATTCTAAAAGTTCGCTCATAACTTCCTGCTTATCTTTAGAAAGAGGTGACATCAATTCTGACATTACTTCTTTTCTTTCTGCAGAGTCATGCATACGAGCGATTTCAGTCTCTTTGCTTTCAACCAACTTCTCGGCGTCAGCCGCTTTGGCTTCTGCTTCTTTAACTGCTTCTTCTTTTTGTTTTACAACTTTAAGAAGTTTTGCTGTTTCAGATTTTTCATTAAGATGGCTAGTTGCATATTCGCTTGCAAAACTTTCAAAAATTCTGCGACCAAAATCATTCTTGCGTGCAGCCTCGATATCTTCTTTTAATTGAGTCATTTCAGAACGCAGTCCTTTTGAAACTGTTTCCTGAATTGCTTCAGATGCTTTATTAATAAACTCTTTCTTAACAGCCTCAAACTTAGCCTTGCTATCTCTAACAAGTTTAACTTTTGTTTCTGCAAGATCCTTTTTATCAGCATGGAATTCTGCGATTTCTTTCGCCAATGAATTCACAATAAAAGATTCCAACTTGGCAACATTGCCTGCTACATTCTTACGATCTTCACGAAGTTCACCTAGTTCCTTTTTCAAGTTGTTAAGAACGAACGATTCCATTGCTTCAGAATCTTTTTTCATTTTCTTAGCGTACTTGGCTCTAGCCTCAATAAGTCCTTGACGGTCTTCAGCAAATTCAGATAATTCAGCAGTAATTCTGTCTGAAAGCATCTTATCTACTGCTTCAACCATCGCAGTTTTATCGTGCTCATACTTCTGTGCAAATTCTTCACGTAATTGTGTAGAGATTGTGTCACGGTTTTCTTGAACAGCAGTTTCCCAAGCGGATTCAATCTCCGACTTAGTTTCCTCGGAAATCACATTGTTTTCAAACAATTGTTTAACAAAGTCTAGCATGTGATATTCTCCTTAAGATTTAAGACCTTGAATTAAATTTTTCAAGCTCTCTGCTATATAACGTTGTGCCTGTATGTCGCCTTGGACTTCTTTTGCTACTTTAAATGCCTCGTAACCACCTTTATTATTCATAAGGTGTTCATAAACTGGTGTTGGATAGGCGCCTGGTGCACTTGGTTGTGCAACCACATCCACTGTGATAATTTCGAAACCTCCAACATTACCACTTGGATCAACTTCGCCTGAACCGCGACTAGAAACTCCTAATTTAACTCCCGACTCCAACATAGTCGAAACTAATTGACCCATTGGAGTTGGAAGCATTTTAAGTTTTCCGTAGCCGTTAGGACCGTCCATCCACATTTTTGTAATCATGTGTGATACACGGTCGAGGTTGATGCGTAAATCTTGAGGATGATCAACTTCACCTAGCACTGAATACCCCCCAGAAATCTGTTCATTGAGCGTCTTGACAGCCCTATCAATTTCTTTCGAAGAATAAACACGTTGATTGGCATTACGAATGTCACCTTGGATACAAATACCACTTAGGTGTAACGTTTTGCCATTCTCGCCTTCATCACGTTCAACGACGATTTTAGCCTGATCGAAGCTCAGATGTTCTTGTAGGTTAGTTTTCAACCTTGTTCTCCCCTATTATCTACGACCACGGAAAATTGATTGCTTGTTATCAGCGTTCTCAGCAGCGCCTTTCTTCTCAGCACCATGTCCTTTTTCGTTTGACATTTTTGTAGCACCTTTTGCGCCTGGAACGTTTACGTTTCCTGCATTATCTTCTTTAGGTGTAATATCTGCTAAGCCACCGTCATTTTTACCTGACTCTTCGCCACCTTTTACGATGTTAGCACTTGTTCCACCCATATCATTTTTCATGTTGTCAACTACGCTTTTCTTGTTGTCAGCACCTTCTGCAGCACCTTTTGATTCAGCACCGTGTCCACCTGCTACTTTTTCAACATATTCGCGCATTGTTGCTAATTCAGCGTCCCCTTCTGGGTCTGCAGATACTGGCACTTCAATGGAATCTTTCATTTCGTCTTCCATGTCATCGCCTTTATCTTCCATGTCATCGCCTTTAATTTCGTCGAATTTTGCTTGTAGTTCGTCAACAATTGAATCTAAATCTTGGAATAACTCTTCTGGCTCTTTTTCGCCTTCTTCGTCATCACCTGTGATGTCTGATTCTAGATCGTCTGTAGCGTCACCGCCCATTGGATCCATTTCGTCTTTATCTTCGTCGTCTGCTTCTACAGCAACTTCTTCAAATTCTTCGTCAACTTCTTCGTCTTTTGAAGATTCTTCAACTTCTTCATCTTTATCAGATGCTTCGTCTACTTTTTCTTCTTCAGCGTCGTCATCTTTAGATGCTTCGTCTACTGACTCTTCTTCATCTTTATCAGATGCTTCGTCAACTTCCTCATCTTTTACTTCTTCTTCGATAAGGTCTTCGTAAATTTCTCTTGATTTTGCTACCACATATTCGTGGAATAATTCTTCTGCTTTTGCAGAATCATCGTTTACTAAATGCTCAAGCATTTGTTCTAATGTTGTCTTGTCTGCCATTGTATTCTCCTATAATAATTGGTAAGGCTGTTTGTTAATGTATTTACACTTTGCTTATAAAATTGGGGTAAAAAGGGTGTTTTTTGATTCATTTACTATTGATATATAGTTCCTTCGAAGGTTTTACCAAAATCTTCTACAGAAACGTGTTTTATGTTAGGATATTGCGGTCCTAGCCTATCTGGAATAAATGCACCACTAGTTATTACCCTATAAAACATAGTATGCGGAAATTCTTTTATAACTTTTTCTGTTTGTGCTAGCCAATTTCCAAAAAATGTTGCAGAATCTGTGCTTTTTTTGTAATTATATGTATCAGCATACACATTATTAAACTTTCCTTGTAGTCCTTGATAGTCAAAACCGTGGATATAGATGTTTTTATGACCGTTTTTTGCAGCAAACCATAGTGCTGTAGGCCCACTACTCCATCCTTTATGTGGATTAAAAAGGTTTATCTTTTGACGATTCTTAATACCTTTGTTGGGATTTGTCCACACAGTGCCTTTGTCTGCATAGCCTGATTCTATTAATTCGTTGACCATTTTTACATCAACAGCAATCAAATAGTGTGGATCAAATTCTCTGTATTGCGCATTACAGCCATATACAGTGCCTATGTTTAAAAGGGATTCACAGTTCACATGTAATCTGCTCTTGCCATTGCCAAGAACAAATGCTATGTCTTTGTGTACAGATTTATTTTTATTCTTCTTGCTCAACTGGAGTTCCATACATTTGGCTTATGAAACCCGCTTCGCTTTGTTTTTCTGCTTCGTGGGCTTCTGCTTGTAGGCGCAGTTGATTGATTTGACCCAAGGTAAGTCTTATTTTTCTAGTATCGTCTAACTCAACAACAGATGAATCTTTAGCGTTGTCGTATCTGCGATCAACAGCAAAGTCATTTATCTCATCGTTAAAATAAAAAAATTCTCTTAGAAGCATACTGTATTTATTACTGTGCAGGAGTTTCTGCCCCAGCATCTCCTCCCGTTGGTTCCTCAGCCGCGGCTGCCATCTCCGGTGCTGCTTCGGCATCTTGTGTTGCAGCATCTGCTGCTATGCCTCCTGGTGTAATGCCTGCTCCACGTAATTCGCCAGCAGCATCACCATCAACACCGACAAGATTTTGACCGTTTTCTTCTCGCCATAATCTTTCGTTTTCTTTAATCTCTTCTTCAGATAATCCTAAGTAACGTTTTAGTGCAAAACGTTTTGACAAATGCGGAACTTGTTGTAGTGTTCCAAAGATATTTGCTCTAGTTGTATCTAACTCTGCTTGTCTATATGCTGCAAAGTTTTGTGGTGGATTAAATTTTAATTCAAATAGGCTAGGATCAATATTGTATCCGTTTGATGTTAACCAAAATTTAAATTCATGATCAAAAGATTCAACAATATTACTTTGTAATCTTTCGCAGTATTTGTTAAATCTTAATTCTTGAATATATGCTGTTCCTACTTTACCATCTGCAACAGTGTTTGCTTGCTCATCAATTGATGTTGGCAAGTAACTTGAAGGAATACGCAATGCTCTAAATAGTTTATTTGTAAAATAACGTAAATCAGTTATTTCACCAAGGTTAGTACCACCTGGTAGTGTTTCAACTTTAGAACCTCTACCTTCTGCTGTTTGTGGAAAGAAGTAATCTTCATTAGTCGATAGTGGATTGTAACTTGCATCAATTACACTAGTTCCTCCACCTGTCGAACTAGGAATACGTCTTTGTTGTATTTCATTTTTAACTTTTTCAACAAAGCTCATTGCCATGTGTGCAGGCATGTTACCTACATCAACATAAAAAATTCTTCTTTCTGGAGCACGTTGAATTCTGTAAATGATGATTGCATCTTCTAGCAATTCTTTTTGCTTGTAAACTTTAAAAACACTTTCTAATAAAGAATTTCCAAATGGATAATTGTTGTCTAAACCTTCTGATAAACTGATATGCATAATATGCTCTGCATCTACAGTAACTTCGTTTTGCTGATTTTGAAATCTCGTACCTGGTGGTTGTGCAGCAGTTCCTACCATACCTCTACCAAAACCGCCACCACTTGTGTATGATGATGTTCCGCTTGGACTTGTGTTTGTTGTTCCATGCGGTGTAGTTGCTACAAGATTTTTAAAATTAAAGTTTATATCTCTTACAACATACTGCTCGGGAAGTTTTCCTTCGGATTCGTTAACAATAATTTTGGAGACTTTTGCTTGATCAATATAAAGTAATTTTTTAGTTTCTGGATCACGCATGAAAAAACAATCGCCATATTTGAATACATTCCTTACAATTCTAAAAATTCTATTTTCAAGTTGTTGTGTTTTACACCACTTTTGTAATGCTTCTTTTAATAATTTTGTTTCAACTGCTGTTGGAGCGTTTCTAAAAAAGCAATGAAAAGGTGTGGCATTTTCTTTATCTTTACCTGTGCAAAATTCTGCTAAAATATCTAATGCTGCGTTTACTTCTGAGTCCATGTCCATAGTATCGTACTGCATGTATTTTTCAATACGATTAGGACTACCTGCATATACATCAGGCAAATAAGATGAATAGTTGGATCTAGCGGGTCCAGGGCGGCCGCCGCCACTAATTGGACTGTATGAACCCGATTGATTCTCAGTGTTTACTGGTGTAAAATATTTTTTCCAACTCATAACTTACCCTTTATTATACATAATTATGTAAGATCTGTCAACCATTATCCTACAGTATATGCATCATTGGTCATCCCTCTAACCGCTCTTAATTGGTTTTGGGCTAATGAATTACTTAGTCTAGTCAATCCTACTAATTCTTCTATGTTTGTATTTAACGCTAACATGACTTCTTCTGGTGTTTTCTTGGTTTGGTTAGCCTTAGATAATTCATCATCTTTTTTCTTCTTTTCTTCTTCTTGTTTTTTATTTTTCTCTTCTTCTTTCTTTTTGGCTTCAGTTTCTTTTTCTTTTTCTGCTTCTAGTTTTTTCTGTTCATTATTCACATCGGTTTTGTTTGTAGTTCCTGCTGTACCTTCTGCATCTTTGATATCAGTAGATGACGAATCTACCGGAACACCTTCTGCTTCTGCACGTTTTTTGACTAATGCTAAATCTCTTTTTAACTGTTCAATTTTCTCTTTTGAATTTTCAATTCCTTTTGATTCTCTGCCAAAATATTCATTTTCGCCAGACATACTTCTGTCAATTCTAGCCTGTTCTTCAGCAATCTGTGCTTCAAGATCCTTTATAGTATCTTCTCCAGCAATGGCTTCACCAATGGCTTCACCTGCCATTTCTCCACCTTTACTTCCTGCCCAATATCCTATTGCACCGCCTACTAATCCACCTATTGCTGTACCAACAATAGGAACTACTGATCCTAATGCAGCACCTGCTGCTGCACCTGCAAGTGCGCCACCGCCACCGCCTACTGCTCCGGCTATTGCTTCTGATTTGTCAACAGTTGCTTCATTGCCAGTTATTTCGCCTGCTTCTGCTTTTTGATTTGCTTCCGATACTCCTGTGTAACCTTCATACGCACTCATAAGCACAGCAAGTGGACCAAATCTTCTTGCTACACCTTTAGCAACAGCACCTTTACTAGCAGGTGCTGACATTTTAGAACCTACAGTGGCTTTACCACCTTTAGTGGGTCCGCCCACCATGCTAGAACCTGCTGCTAGACTCATACCTTTTAGTGCTGCTGTTGCAAGTAGTGCCGCACTATTAAGTGCAAGTACCGTTCCTGCTACAAGTTCAAAGTTATCAGCCGCAAGTTCAACTGCTTTTGGCAAATATTCAACTGCCATATCTGCTGCTGTGTCAAACACCTTCTTAAGTTTACTTAAATCAATAGATGCAAGTGCAGTTGTCATCTCAATTGATTTTTGATTAATATCTTGTTTGAATTTTTGAACTGTATCTGCGTCAATAATGTTTTTTGGTGGGTTATCTCTTAACTTTTGTAGATTAGCCTCTATTTCATCGTAGACTTCGCCAAGGTCTTTTGTTCTACCAGCATTTTTATAAATGCCATTAACAAAGTCGTTCATAGCAGGATCAAATTTTGCTAGAGTAGTTATTAGTGGACTATCCGCCATTTCCTTGGCTTCATTTTGCATAGTTCTATTAAACCCAACTACTTGATCCTTTGTTAGTGTACCGGTTGTGCTCATTGACTCAAACAATTCTTGAGCACTACCACCTGATTTTTTCATGAATGCCATGAAAT